TTGCTATATCTGGACGAGCGCCAGCAGCAGGGGCCGCACCCATTTGTTCTGGAGTTGGCTGCGAGGCAGGAACGGGGGCCATACCTGCTGCTGGAACTTGTTCGCCCATTGGCATTTCTGGTTGTGGAGGTTGTTCTGGTGTAAACACCTTCTCCACTATTGTCTCTAGTTGTAAACCTTTTTGACGACCTTTGATTACTTCGGCGATTCTGGAAACGATTTGAGAAGGATCTTGACCTTGTGCTGCAAGCGTAGGAATAGCCTGGGCGTACTGAGCAACAGCAACGCGAAGAGAATCACGCATCTCTTCAATATCCACACGCTGTTCTTCTTGAGTGACATTAAGTTCCATCGGTATCTCGCGGCGTACATAGTCGCGGCTTACAAGTTTATCGCTACGCATCTGTAGCAAAGCAATGATGGCATTGTTTGGATTCATTCCAGACATAATGCCGTAACGAACATCTACTCCATACTCACCAGCAATAGCCTTGCTTGGGATGTACTTCATATTGAACGGTGTTCCGTCGTCTACGCCCTTGATTTCCTTGGTCATAGATCCGAAAATCTTTTCGTCTACTTCAAAGCAGATAGCAACAAGTTCAGTAAATAGACGAGCGAACTGTGCTTGTGCTGCACGAACCTGAGTATCAAAGCCTGCTTGTAGCGCTTGAACTCCACGACCTGTGATAACCGAAGCATCAACATTACCGCTACGCACTTCTGGGTAACGAGCACCAAGACGAAGTTCACGCTCTAGTACACCAGACTCTGTAAAGACTCCAGGTGGTAGTTCTAGCGGTACACGACGAATGGCCTGCGGATTAGCAGAGCGCATAATAGAGTCAGGGCCAAGAGCAAGTTCTTGGACATCCTGCGGAATAGCAATCGGTGCTTGAATAGACTTCTCTGCTGCTTGAATTTGTAGAACGGCAAAGCGAGCTCGAGCAAGTTGCACAGCGAGAATATCATCAAACTGACCACGTGCTTCACCGTCCAACGATGAACGAACAGCAACGCGAGCCAAGCATTTGCCAACAGGGTTAGGAATGTTGGATAGAACGAGGTTGTTGCGTTCTGGAATGAAGATGAGATCTTGGTCTTTGTCGTGGTAACGAACCATCGTGACTGCTTGTGCGCCAGATGCCAATGGCATACGTGGCATAATCTGTGAAGCAAACTCTGGGTATTGCGCTGATAAAGTCTCAGCATCAGTAATTGTAATCTGAGTTAGTGAGATACAACGACCAAATCTGTCAATCTCTGGGTAAACTCCAAATGGATTGAGCAAACGGATACGAGGATTGTTATTCTCATAATCCATCTCAACCATTCCTGGGAGCATTCCGTAGGTGTTGAACCAGTCAGCACCGTTATACATTTGAATCTGTAGTTCAGAACCTGAGACGTAATAGTTCGCAATGCGGGTTCTAGTATCTGCAGCCTTACGTGCATTATCTGAAACCATATTGGTAGCAGCGCAGTTGAACGAAGGAAGCGGTGCCATAACCTCAGCAAGGTCACGAGCTGCCACATCTACGAAGTTAGCAACCAGAGGCTTAGGGTATTCCTCAGAGAACATCGCAGGATAAACCTTGCTAATGTCTCCTTGACGTACCGATAGCACGTCACGCATACGCTGATCTCTAGCAGCATAGCGGGTCTGTAGACGCGCTACTTTAGAAATCACATCCTTGGTTGATAACACTTAGGTTCTCCTAGATGAACTGTCGTTCTTGTTCTGCCAACAAATTATCAATGTTGATAACTGTTCTCTTGCCACGCTCGTAGCGGGACAAGAATGGATTCTTCATATGGTGCGTTGTGTGAATACCTTGGTTGAGCCATTCACGTACTTTGATTTCACAGAACCAGAGAGCCATTACCATATCGGTCTTGCCCTTAGTGGTAGGTGACCACGTAATAAGTTGCTCAATGAGGCTCTTGATATTTTCTGTCTGGTCAGATGGAAGATGAATCAAATTATCTCGATGATGCTTTCCATCAGCCTGCTTGGTACCAAAGAGTGTGGACATAGAAGCCACACCAAAGCCTGCATCCCACTTGTTGTTACCAGTGTGGTGCTCTCTTAGGATAGTTCCTTTGGAAGCGAGGAACTGCCTAATTCCCTCATCTTGCGTGAGAAAAGATTGAAAGGCATTGCGCTCCACGACCCATTCCGATGGTGCATATACGTTAGTCCAATCGGTAATGAGTTGTCTGATTTGTGCAGGCGTAGGACGCGTAATCTTGATAGCGTCAACAATGTAGCGCTTATGAGAGTGGCGATCAACTGCATAACATACCGCCGCTGTGTCTCCGACCATTGCTGGGTCAAGTCCACAAACAAAACTGAAACCGTTGAGGTCTTTGGGATGACCTGGACTGCCAGGCACCAATCGACCTGCTTTTCGCATTCCATCGATAGAGCCTTTCACGCAGATTGGATCAAAGATTGCATCATCAGATATATCTTGCTGTTGATAAATCAAAGCCCACGTAGAGGCATCCATTGCTTGGCGTTCTGCGTAAAGATGCTTGCCATTCCAGCGAGGATATAAACCTTCCTCGTTCTTATCAGATTCTTCCTGTCCATCGAAAGGCGCATCCGAATAGGGCCAGAGCGTTACCCATTTGTCGGGGTCCTCATTGGGTTCTAGTAAAGCTGGCATAGCCAGATATGTCCAAGGGACTAAACCGCCTGGGTAGCGGTCTGGATTCCGTAATTCTTTATATAGGTCAACGGCTGCCACACGGGTACCGATGACAATCAACTTACCTGTCGGGTTGAGACGGGAGCGTACATCTTGGGTAAGCCACTTAATCTGTCGTTCAAAGTCATTTGCGTTGCTCAAAGTAACTGCGTCATCTATCAAAATCATATCGGCACGTTTGCCGTAAATCTGACCACCGATACCTACAGCTTCAATGTTCGGGTCTTTTTCGCTGGACTCACGGAGTTCATCACCAAAAGTGACGCGAGTCTGTTGCCAAGAAGCCGTCTTGGATTTAAAGCCTACTCCAGCAGCATAGGCCTGCTGTAACTTCTCATACATCGGATGTGTCAAACGTTGCTTAATAGCGTAAAGAAAGTCAGCCGCTAGGCGCTGAGTCTGGGAAACTATCAGGACGCGGAAGTTAGGGTTATTGACAATCTTCCAGGTTACATAGTCCACAGTAACTGTAATGGACTTGGCGTGGTTGGGCGGGATGTTGATAAGGATGCGGTTATCTGCCAGACCCTTTTCGTACTTCATCGACGGATGAAGCCAACTGGGGTCTCTGCCTTCGATAACGTCTATCAGGTTCTGCTGATGACCGAAAGTCTGCGAGTTAAGGTACTTCTGGCGGAATGTCGGAAAATCTAAATCCTTAGTCTGTTCCTCAATAAAGGACTGACCGCGTAATCCTAGGCGTGTTCTGTCCATTCTGTCCTTGAACACGGGATCAGAACGGCGGTAGTACTCATAGGTCTTGAGAGATTTACCAGCAGACTTACAGGCCTGCTCTACTGTCATTCCCTGAGCCACGCACTCAATTATGAGTCGCTTGGCGATATCGGCAGATGATTCAGTTATGGCAGGCTCCTAGATTCATAGCAGGCGATGAATACATTACACCCGACTAAAAATGGTGCTAGGCACCAACAGAAGCGCCCGAGCAAGCCACAGCGCAGCGAGGGGTAAGACTGTAGCCCCCTTTCGGGGGCGAAGCGGAGCGTAGCCCTTGGTAGACTCATCACAGCCTGTCTACAGTCTCTATATAGTATTAGGCGGGAAAAATAACTCATTTCCCGTTTTTTTCTAAAAAATCTTTTATTTGTGACTGAACTCACTAAATACGGCAGAAAAGTACGATCTACGGAGCTTAACTTTAGTCGAGATATTTAAGTGGGGACATAGGGGGGGTGCGGCAGCTTTTTAAGCATCGGTGGGTCGGTTCGGCGAGGCGTTTAAACGCCGAAGGGTCGGTGAGCGTGGCGGGAGTAAGGGTGAACGGGAATGGACACTAGGCCGACGGCACCTCATCGGCGGCGCTCCAGTTTTAAAGTCTCCCGCCGTTTAAACAATAGAAACGGGGACGGCGCGTTGGCCTCGCGTTTAAACCTTGGACATAACCAGTCAGACCAAGTTATCCACAGCTCGTACAAGTGTTCGAATAGTTATCCACAGAACTGGCCTAGGCCTGTGGATAACTTCGTTATCAAAACGTAATCAAAATTGGCGGGTGAAAGGTCTCTGTTTCGTTTAAACTGACGCCTACGGCGTCACCGAGGCGCCGACGACGAAAGGAAAAAAAGTGACTACTCTCGAAAACTCAGTGCTAGACACTGATAATTCGAAGCCCAAGCAGTCGACCCGTTTACGCAAGGTCGAATGCGCTCGCGACGTTTATATCGTCCGAGTTTCCCGTTCCACGATTATCACTCACGGAACCCCCATCTGCCCTACCTGCTCCGAGCCTATGGTCGAGGTTCTGTAATGACTACCTTCACCTACGGAATGGAGTTCGAGGTTCAAGGCGTATCGCCTTCAACCGCATCGAACGCGCTCAACGATAGCGGTATCGCTTGCGACCGAGTTCGCGAGGATATTCACGAGGACGGCCGCGACTGTTGGAAAGCCGTCCACGACGGCTCCGTCCCTAACGGCGCCGAGGTTGTATCTCCAATTCTCGACGATACTCGCATCAACGAGGCCTCACGGGTCGCTCGTGCCCTCGCGAAAGCGGGAGCATCGGTCGACCGCTCGACTGGTTTCCACGTCCATATCGGGTACAACGCGTTTAACCGCACCGACCGCGACGGCCTTTCGAGTACCGACGCGCTGGCGCAATTTATCCTCAATTACTACTCAACCCACCACGCTATCGGAGCGCTCGTCGCTCCGTCCCGGCTCCGTAATCACTTCTGTAAGGTGCTTAACCGCGTAGAGGCCGAAGCCGAAGCCGAATGGGTACGCGGCGGCGAATTAAGTTCACGCTTTCAGTCGCGCTATTACTCGCTTAACCTCGAAAGCCTACGCCGTCACGGCACAGTCGAGATACGCCTACACCAAGGAACGCTCAACGGCGTGAAGGCTATCGCGTGGGCCAAGTTCATCGCGGCGCTCATCGAGGCGAGTAAGCGTGGCGTCAACCTCGCCGAGGTCTCTGGCGTCGACGCGTGGCGTCCACTCGAATACAACCGAGCCGCATCAGACGTGAACGCTTGCGGCTTACTCATCGACTCGCTCATCACGTCGGGAGACCTCAAGCCCGCCACAGGTGACTGGTTGAAAGGTCGCGCCGCTCGTCTCAACGGGTAAGCGTGGCAACCCGCCCCTAGTGGGCTTGCGTCGGTGCGACTCCGACGGCGGGTACTAGGTTCGTCAGATCGCCGAGCGTAAAAAGCTCGTTGCGTTTAAACGAGCCTACAGTACGGCGGGAAAGTCTCGTCTACTGTTTAAACAATAGGGCTTCACAAAGCTCTGTGAAGGATGGTGTTTAAACGATGACAGAACTTCCCTATGTCAACGGCTCCGCGCTCGTGCTAGTGATGATGCTGGCGTGGGCAATATACAAGGCGACGAGAGGAGAATAACGTGTACGACGAGAACGATAACTGTTTAAACTGTGGCGCTCATATCAGCGACCCACACGACCCAGACTGTTTAAACACAGTAGTTTGTGGCGACTGCCTACAAGCCGACTGTATCGGGTGCGAGTAGGCACGCACGCGTGAGCGTGTGATATGCTTCACCCATTAACCGACCCAACGACGAAAGGAAATTATTGTGTGCGGAATAGCAGGATATTGTTTAGACCCTAAGCATTACGGACGCGTGGCAACCCACGACGTCGCGGGACAAATGCTTTATGACATCGAGCATCGTGGCGGCGACGCCACAGGTGCCGCGTGGATTAACCCACGCAACGGCAAGAGAGTTATCAGTAAGGCGCCAGTCGGCGCTGGCAAGTTCGTGCCTAGTGCTGGCGATAAGTTATGCGCTGGCGCACCGACCGCCATTCTCCACACTCGTTTTGCTACGCAAGGCTCGAAAGACATCGCGGGAAATAATCACCCAATTCCACGCGGTCGCATCGTGCTAACTCACAACGGACATATCAGCAACGACAAGGAGTTGTTTAAACAGCTCGGCGTTCCTCGCGTTGCTCAGGTCGATAGCGAGGCAGTCGCCGCGCTCATCGCGTTCAGTAAGGGTAAGCCTTGGGAGTATCTAACCGAGGTGTACGGCACCGCCGCGCTCGCTTGGATTTCAGCCAACGACGCTCGTACGCTTCACCTTGCCCGCGTTAACTCGTCTCCGTTATGGATAGCACAAGCCGACACAGGTTCTCTGTTCTACGGCTCCACTCGCGAGACAGTAGAGAACGCCGCCATTATGACCGACTGCGAACTCGACTGGATACACGAGGCTTCAGAGGGCGAGTACTTTCGCGTTCGCGACGGACGCATCGAGGAGTACAAGACGTTCACACCTGCTCGTGTTCGCTACGCCTCAAACTGGTGGAACGACCCACGTTTCCTCGCTGGCGAGACAATTACAGTTTCGCCAACGCCTAATCAAGAACAGGAATGGGACAACGAACTCGACTACTTCGGCGCCTACAATAGGCACCGCGCTCAAAAGTACGCCGACTACTACGCCCAATACAAAGGTGACTTCGACTTCTAATCAGCAACGAACCTAGAGACCTCGCTTCGGCGAGGTCTTTTAATTTAAACGCGAAAAAGATCGAAGAAGCAGCTCTCTGGTGTCGTGTTTAAACGGCAGACTTACAATGACCATTCTAGCACGAGCATTTGTTTAAACGATAGAGCGAGAAGAACCCCAGCTCTGGCGCTGATGTTTAAACAACAGACGGAGAAGAAACAGGCTTGATTTTTAATTTGTTTAAACGTGAACTCAATGGTCTTCAGCTCTCTGGTTACGGCGTTTAAACACGGGCGATTTCAGGAGAGTGTAGTAGATCCAAATGTTTCTTTAGTGTGCGTTTAAACGGGAGTAAGTAATCTTCAGATCAAATGTCATTGACGATGACAAGAGAGTATGCGAAACTTGGGGAGTAATGACTAGACGAAAGGAAAATGTAATGGCTAAGTACGAAATCTATATGCGCTTTAACTATGTCGTCGAGACAGATGACATTGAAAAGACTATGAATGAGTTTGAGTTTCCGCTATTTAAACTTGACGATGACAAGGCAAAGTTCATCGACAATATAAATACTTGGACAGAGGTGAGCGAATAATGGTACAAGATAAGTTTCGTAGATGTCCCAAATGTGGGCGATTAAATATCGGGACGTGGTGCGTTTGTGACGATTGGAATACGAAAGAGGAAAGTAAATGAAAGAGCAAGAATTAAAAAACAAAATTAATATCAGCACTGTAGACCATAGTGAAACTGCGTGGGTGCGTGATATTGAATTGGAATATGAAGGCAAAAGTTATAGCGTGAAACTATCGTGGATGTATGACGTTGGGTACGATATAGAGGGAGCAGAAACTCTCCCTGTTGATGTCGCTTCTGACGTCGATACTTTATGCTCCACTTTAGATGAACTTTCATTAGCAGACCTCAAAGCTGGAGGGTGGAGAGGCGGTTGGGTCTGATGAAGTGCGGAGTTTGTGGCTGGCACTTCTCGGACAGAACACTAGTGAAGCACTCCGAGACGGCGTGTGGAGAGGAAAATATCAAAGCCGAGTCAAAGCCGTTTACATACTGCGACAGTTGCGGATCGGGTCTGGCGTTTAAACAATGGCGTTACTTTTCAAGCAACGGAGTTTACTTATGTGAACAATGTAATGAAGAGAGGCAACACAATGTTTAAACAGTACATCCTGACCATACATATCACGGACAAATATGCCGACGAAGATACCAATGCGTTGGCATCAGCAGTATCTAATCTAGAGTACGATGGTTTCAAGATTTTAAATTACAAGATAGAGGAGAGGGAGAATGAGCGATAAGATGACAAAGCAAGAACGCCTAGATTTCGAGGCTTGGTGGTGTGCTGAGGAGTTACTTAATAACACCTCTGAATACTCGAACGAATACTTAAAAGGTTACTCTGAGGCTATTAAATGGGCAAAGTCTTTAGATCAGCAGGAGGTATATCTATGACACCGACTAATTTCTATGAAGTTATGGACAAATACGGAGACCTACTGTGGGGTGGCGAGAACGTTCACGAAGCAGTTGGTTTTTACCGCAAGTTCGAGGGAGCAAGTGTCTTCGTGTCTACCTGGAATACACAGAACGAAGATGAGTATCGTTTAATCACTGACAAGATTGAAATTACACCAGTCTTAGCGGCAACAATTCTCAACGAGAAAGAGAGAGTGTAATGAGCCGACCAGTTAAAGGTGTAGTCATAAGACCTGACTGTACTTTCGAAGAACTAACGCTGAAAGAACTAACCGATTATCAAACTGTCATCGGTGGTTTTATTACTGGCGTCAAACTGTATAACTTTGACGGCAAAGAGGTAGCGTGTGGTTACGTCGATGATGAGGGAATACCCAAGCGACTGCCACTTAACGCGCTCGGTAGCGCTATCTCATTCCTGTTCGGTAACACGCCTTACCTAGCAGGTAACTTACTCATCGTTGGCAAGGCGGATGCCGAGGGTTACGACACAGATGTACCTGAGTACCTGCTTGAATTGGTACGCAACGTGTGTGACGGATCCAAGCTGGAGTCCGATGTTTAAACAAATGGTCTATACCTTCCTCATCGCAACGCTAGTTGTGACGATAGACAATAAACTGTTCGACATACAACCGCTTCCCAACAGGCATATATCGGGGACAGTTGTAGCCTTCCACGAGAACGAATACCAACGTCACGCTATCGAACTGCTAACCCAGCGTGACCAGTTGGAGTCGTGGTCGTGCCTGTATACCCTCTGGACACGCGAGTCAAACTGGAACCCTAAGTCTTTGAACCGCAAGTCTGGAGCATACGGCATAGCACAATTTATGCCGAAGACTTGGAAGTTAGTTGGCATTAAGAAGACTAACGACGGGTTTAAACAAGTTGAAGCGGGGCTACTGTACATCGACCGCAAGTACGGCGGTAATATCTGTAAGGCACTAGGGAGCAATTTAGCGAGAGGCTGGTACTGAGATGAAAGATAAAGAACCTAAGAACCCAATGAGACTGGACTTGAAGAGGCACCTGATTAAGAAAGGTCTTACATTCAACGCTGAGGTAGAGCCTGTTTATATGCGGGCTGGTCTGTTAGATGATGTGGTAGACGCAGTTCTTGAATACATAGAAGCGGGAAAGTTACCCAAAAAATTAACTAGATGATATGCTAAGTGTGAAGCACCCGCCCCTTTCGTCGAGGCTAACTTGGTCTACCAAGTGCGGGTGCTTCCTTCATTTATCGGTGGAGTAGAAGCCTGATCCTCTGAACGCAATCGGGGGAGAAGACCAGACCCTACTCATCAGTTCACCGCAGTCAGCACAGGAGGGAGTGCTAGCTTCAGTGTGTATAGAACGCTCGACAGAGAGGAGAGTCGAGCATCGTGGACATTTATATTCGTACATCATAAAGACAACCCATAATCTAGATGTAAAAAGCCGACTAGTTTCATAATTTTACGGGTATCGGAGAACTCTGTTGTGGCTGGCATACGACGTTCACTCCACGCTGGCTCTGGTACGCGAGATAAATCAAAAGCCCATACGCCTTGCGGTGTAGAGTTAATGTAATACGGCGTCATTGAACCTGCTTGGTTAATAAGTCTGCGGTATTTCATTTCTTCAATGAGCAGTTCAGGGTAGTGGGTATGTCTACACTTGAGTTCGATGTACAGATTCTTATCGTTAGTTGTACAGTCGAAGGAGTCATAAGTACCTTCGCTCTTTTCTAAATCAGGGAAGTGTTTAAACTTGAGATAGTCAAAGAGTTCTTGTTCCTTCATAGGAGTTGAACCTGCCTTCCTATGTACTCCGTGTAAACGGGAGGAATAGCCTCGACCAGTTCGCCCCAAATCATCCAGTCAATTCCCATTGCTTCTCGTGCTTGCTCGATAGATTCGGCAGTCTTTCCGCCGCTAGGTATCTCGTCTCGCATAGATCCGTAGACACCAACAGGTCTGCCCTGCTTTTTGTGGTCACATACAGTTCCTTTGAGTTCAACATTGCTTTCAAATAGACGATGACGCCTGACCTTGAGATCAAATGCGCTACCACATAGCAGTATAGGTTTAAACAATGGAGCTCCAGGAACATTCTCAATGACGTATGGTTTGCCACTTGCTTGGAGAAGTGCTCTAGTTGGTTCAATCAAATCTAATTTATCTGTCTGTTTGCCCTGTGCTATGCGTAGATTTCTGGTTATCGAGTGAGTCTGACAAGGCGGTGACGCGTGAATCAAATCGTACTCAGCCAAGTCTGATGGCTGTAACTCCATCACGTTTAAACGTAAGTACTTAAATGGATAACGTTTGCCGTGTTTGATGTCTACGCCAGTGACTTCAAAGCCAGCACGATGGTAGCCCATTGATGCTCCGCCTGCTCCACAGAATAAATCTAGAACCTTCATTGCCAAGGCGATTCCCCACCTAAGTTATTTTGTAATCTACGAAGTGCGCCAGTAGACCTGCGATCAGCAGTCGATACTGAACACTCAAGATAGTTTGCTAACTCTTGAAGCGTGAGATTTTCGTGGTATCTCTTGATGAGAATGTCTTTGTCTTTAATATCTAAGGCTAAGTAAGCCTTCTTAATATCTATCAGGATAGCCAGAAGGTTTCCACCTTCTGCTGGAGCTGCTTGTTTACGCGGTTGCCCGTCGTTGATGAGGTTCTGTGCTGCCTCTAATACTGTATCGTCGATGATAGAGGAGATAACGTGTGGCAGGAGCTGTCCTATGACCACAGTATCGTAGAAGGATTCATCACCTATCTTGTAGCCTGACTTGGTTGCCTTCTCTTTGCGGGCATAACGTTCAGCGTGACGCTTCATCTGCCACGCAATACGCTTCTCGTTGATGACTCGTTGAATTGAATTTTCTTCTGAAAGCAATTCGTTGAAGTGTTCTATTCGTGCGTAATACCAAGACCAACACTCTTGTATTACATCTTCGCGTTCAACAAAGACGCGGTATCTATTGCAGATTATCTTCGCTACGCTGAATACAATATCGCCAGCAGAAGGGTGAGTCTCAGTCATTCTTACCTCTGACAATTTGAGCAGCAAGATAGAAAGTCTTAGCACGAACTGCTGTATCATTGAAGTTGTACTCGTCACTTATCATTGCGTTAGTAGCCTCTTGCTCTAAGTTATTGGCAAGTTGATTACGAGTAAACTTCACTATGTACTCGTAGTGCTCTATAGGAATCTCATCTCCATTAGGAAATGTATATGTGCTAGTCATTCGGTAGTTCAGGCCATTTCTTATCCAGCACCATAATTGCAATGGCGGAATAGTTCATCAAATCTACAAAGGAATCTCTTAAGGATTCGTTGGATGGGTTGGTGTTGCTATCAAGGAGATTATTGATGCGAGCAATTTTGTCCCACATCCGCACTCGGAGTCCATTGAGTGCGCCACCTGGACTATGAGCGATGTTCTTCGGACCGTAATCGTGATGTTTTCTAAGCAAGAGCGATCCAGCGGTGTCATAGATTCTCCAGACATCTTCGACGAACTGTCCATTTACTTTCTTACTGGCATCGGCTGACAGGTAATAGTCCCAGCCTTGTAATCTATCGCTATTATTATCATCCCCATATCCATCAATAATCTGGCTGCCTCTTGGAGATCCTTTTTCTTGCTCACTCACTTCACTCCTCCTACTAGGTTGGCTGTTGCGTCTTTACCATTGGCTAAGTAATAGTCCGTTATGTCCATACCTGGTGGTAATTGTACGATTTGTGAGTTTAAAACCTCGCCAGCAACACGCCGAGAAAACTCCATACCAGGATTAGAACCATCTTCTTTCAAATCATTATCACCAAGTACATAAATTGTGTCAAAGCCAGAGAATAACTTGGCGTAATACGGCTTCCAAGCAGCTACTCCTGGCACCCCTACTGCTGGCACACCAACAAGTGCGTCCATAACAATTGCATCAAACTCGCCCTCACAAACAACAATCGATTTCGTAGCGGACATCGTTGCAGTTACGTTGTATAGGTGACTCTTCTGACCGATGGGAGCACCATACTTGGGCTTGCCGTCATCAAGTCTACGGAACTTAACTCCAGCACATAGACCAAGGGCAGTCATATAAGGAATTGATATCCAACCCTCATACATCTGATGACCTTCAATCGGTTCTGTCACAGTACCAAGTTGGTACCGAGCAGCAACTTCCTCAGATATCCCACGTCCTGCGAGGTAACCTAGCGCCCTGTCGCTTATTGAGTCCGCGTACTGGACTACCGCTTTTAGCAGTGATTTCGTTTGCTCTATCGATTGCATCTTTGAACCCCAAGTTCTCCAATTCCATAATTACATTAACGGCATTACCACCTTTACCGCAGGTGTGGCAGTAGTACAGGTTATTGTAGGTATCAATGACTGCTGATCTTCGACTGTCATCGTGCATACAACACCGCACCGATATATTAAAACCCTCTTTTACTTCCCCTCCGAAGTGTCGTACCACATCTGCTATGGGGATTGTGTTTGCATCGGAGTTGCCTTTTGACCTCTTCGTACGAACCACCCTGGTCCAGTCTTGTGCTGGCATCCGCAATCTCCTTCGCAGTTTTCGTGAAACTCCTTAGCCATATCAGTCTTACCAATAGTGTTGTGGTGACCTGCCCACGCACATTTGCTACAGATCATCTGGCTCTCGCTCTTCTTCCTTTTCTTCCACTTCAGTTGGTTCTTCTGGTAGTTGAACATCTTGCGGTTCACCTTTCCAGATATCACTAGTGGTTATATGTCCTTGTGGTATTGGCATTACTTGCTCCTATCTACTAACCATTGGTCTAGGTCTTGGATTACCCAAGCCTTCTCTACTCCGTGTTGTCTACGTTTGACTACAACGAAGGCTGGCGGAGCGACGGGTAGTCCGCGAGCCTTCGCGTAGTTGGCTGCCTCAGTCTGGGCTTCCGCCCAGAACTGAGGAAGACTAAGTGACTTACGATTCTTACATTCAAGAATGTATGTCTGACCTGCGATTATGGTAACGATATCGCCTTCGTCGTTGGCGCCCGCTTTAGCGAGGCGCTCGGCGAAGTGTCCAAGTTTGCGTAAGTATTTCATTACATCCGTCTCGAACTTAGAACCTTTTGTTTTGTTATAGGAACTCATACAACCCTCGTGTAATTAGAGTGCAGAACTGCCCTACCAAAAGCATCAGCATCGTTAATCTGACAGGTAGAAAAGTTCACAAATAAACTTGCGAAGTCTTGTCCATCTGCCTGATGTTTACCAAAACGATTTTTAACTGCTGCGACCCGTAAATTATTAGTTAACGGATCAAAGCCAAGAGTAAGTATCAGACTAGGAAGCTGACTCACCTTTCCGTGAATTGAACGACGATGAGGTGGATAAGTTCCCGGGCCATACTCGCTCTGTTCTGAGACGTGGTGTAGCACCAAGACGCAAGCCTCGGTTTTACGTGCCATATCGTGCAGGTCCATCATTATCTGACGCAACCCTGCCCATTCATTCTCAGATTCAGCGACTACATTCATCAGGTTATCAATGACAATCAGTTGTGGGGCTACCCCATAGAGTTCTATGTAGGCCTTGATTTCATCTTCGATATCGTCAAGGTTTGGTGACGAGTCGAATACCCATTGAATGTGGGATATATCTTCTAGATTTGAAGAGTACGTATTTGCGTTATACGCAATTTGGTTCTCTACTGTTTGCTGGGTGTGACCTGACACGTGGGCTGTAGCACGAAGCATTACTGTTGCTACATCGGTATCTGCCGAGAAGAACAACGTTGGGACTTTAGATTTAATAGCGTAAACGAGAGCGAACATAGACTTTCCAGCGTTAGGTGCAGCGGCAACCATACACACTTGACCGCGCCGAAACTTTATGTCCTTAGTCTCTAAGTCTTTCCACACAGTCGGAAGCGGCTGCGCCATAGTATGGGCAGTCTTCCAAGCGCGGTCTAACCTAAGCACTTTCCTCCCGTCGTAAAACTATATTCCTACGTCCTCTTAATTGCCTTCTGTCCCACTCTGTAAGGCCACCCCAGATTCCAAAACGTTCGTTATGGATGCCCCATTCTGCACACTCATTTTGATGGATACACTGGTGACATATACTTCGAGCGTATACGGTTTCACTTGCTGACCCAATTCCTGGTTCTGGAAACCAAAAGTCGCCACCTGATTGAGCGCAGAGAGGATCCTCGTATTCACGAGGCTCTCGCATTGGGTCATCGGACCCAGATAGTTTGGCACTTATCTGGAGCACCCTTGGCAGCGTTACACATATAACCCTTCCAGGATTTTCCTTGTGCGTTTACACCTTCGCGATATGTCATTGGTCCGTGTTTACAAACGTTGCCTGACGGCTGTACTTGTAGTGCGGTTACATTATTAGGTGTAGAACCTTGAACGGGCGCAGAAGATCCAGCGCCTCGAAACGTATCAGCAGTTGAAATAATCAACGCAGATACCATTGCTAGGTCTGTAAGACCTGTTTCCAACTCACGCACATCTGTTGCGTAGAGATTAACGAGTGTTCCATCAGGCAACTTATAGTTGACTTGGAACTTTGTTGACTCGGGTGCAGCCATTTACCTTCCTCCAGTTTTTCTTATGGAAAGCCTTGTGCTTTCCTTGCCCTGCTTAGTCGGCACGAAGCCTAGTGCTTTCTCCACCGCTTCTTTGTCGACTGTGTTACTTTGGACAGTAGACCATTTGATCTCATATCCTGTTTTTGTAACTCCAGATATACCTAAGAGTGTCTCTCTTAAGCCTTCCTTCTTCTTCTCTAAAGCTTTGATTTCTTCATCTACTTGTGCGTAGTGTAATGCGTTCATTGATGCTTCGTGATCATCAAGAACGGGAATGTCATTTCCCGTATGTTCTTTTTTTAGACCAACGCATCCCATCTCACCAGAGGCGTCATAGTATTTACAATAAAACTTACAATAACTCTCGTCCCTTTCAGGAGCAGGAGCCAAGTCCGATGTCTTAATTGCAGATAACCAATCGAGCGCCTCTAGTGCGATGGCCTCGTTATATGGTTCAGAGTGGACTACTACATCACGCTCATCTCCGTCACGAGGAATGGCTACTAGGTTGACATTCTGGACCTTCCCCAAGCCAGACTTGTCAATCAAATAACCATAAACTTGTACCTGCCAACGCTGCTGTTGCGATGGGAAATAGTTAAGGTTCTTATTCTTAACAGTCTTCCAATCGATTACATCTCCTGTCCCAGGAATGAAACAATCGACGTGCGCTTTCATACCGCCGTATTCGACAGTCTGTTCTAGTAACACATCTTTGTTATCAGCAAGCGAGGCTTCTATTGCAGTATGTATGGCAGTTCCCATAATAGCTGCGAGTTTTAACTCGTTGTCGTTGGTCTCAGGTTGATTATTCAACCTGTACCAAACCTTACGTCGACAGCCGCCAAGTTCTGATGGACCTATCTGAACTTGTGTGGATCTACCACGCTTATTCTCTTTCTCGTGAAGAGCCTTAATAAGTAGTTCTTTTATATCCATCCGTTGCCCTGCCATCTAGTAAAGGTTATGTTGAAGAATAGCAAATTAACTTGCAGAACTCTAGCCAACATTCGTAATGGCTGGTAATCATATATCTTGTAGTAATCAAGTCCAATGGACCAGTTATCTAAATGGTGTGCGTTGATATGCAACGTCCACACTTTCCAATCTTTTCTCACGTTAACTCCCGTCCTTGAGTAACCAATTGAATAGGAGGACAGGTATTTATGTCAAGCATCGAAGCAATCTGAACTGCACGTTCGGCGTGTCCGTTTACGTTACCAATAGTGATACGACCCACGCGGTCATAAAGATAACCAAGAGCAAACTGCCCACCACTACCAAGTCCATAAATAGCGGAGTCCGATTGGATGAACGAGAGGTCTGTCGCAATATGGAAGAGGTTGCCATCAAACGATACAAGGTAGTCGAACCCTGCATCTTTTTCTTTTGTCGCTTCATAAGGATCATATCCGTTCTCTTTAAACGCCGTGATTATGGATGGCAGTACCTTCGTTCCCATCCATTGAATTGGATTGGCACCTTTGTACACAGGCGGTTTCCAGTTATAGGCAAGGATGTCACCAGGACGAGAGTCACCAGTGATCCCTAGCAAGTACTTGCCAATGTGAATTATTTTCGGAGTTGTACTACTAACAGTTCTCAGATTATCTTCGGTTATCTGGCTATCAGCAGCCAAGACAACTCGGTCATCGAGTTGGATTCCTACCAGAGTCGTCATAACGGGATAGTGTAGACCTTCGGCGTGTCGTCGCGATAGCGACACACCTAATCATTACAATATGAGCGAAGCGAATAACAGTACAGGGGCCGCTTATCGGCGGCCCAGTATCTACCATACTGTGCGGTTCCGTCTACCAAGGCTGCGTAAAAATAGCCTACCACCGATACAGGCATCAGACCTGCGGTCAATAGGACCGACCCATCAATGCGTCTGCGGTTGTACTATCTTTAATACCTATGTTCAGTTTGAAGACTACCAAATCTGCTGGTATGCCCTTGATGTGCAGTGTGCTAATTGTGGGAATCTGCTTAAAGCTCCTTGTCCTATAGACAAAGAGAGCGAAATTTAGCACCAAATTTAGGCAACAAAAAAGAGGCCCCCGTCTTTCGACAGGGGCCTTTCCTCGCAGCGTTCTCTTACAAACTACTTACTTCCGCGACCAAACTCTGTGGCCTTTGGGTCTAGCCACTTCAATACTGGTCCGAGGAATCCAGCCAGTGCTGCTGTTCCAAGTTTCTTTGGATCAGTCTCACCTGCTAGATAGAGTGCTACCGCAGCGGATGCTGCAGCGCGGAACCAGGTTGCCGCTATTGCTTTGAACTTGCTGTCCATTAGTTCTCCTTTGGACTTGGGGTATCTTTCTTCTTCGGCTTCTTCTGCACCTTGGCATAAGCCAAACGAGCAGCATCAACCGTATTCCATTTCGGCTTATCGAGCCAAGGAAACCAAGGGCTGGTGTCATTGGCACAATCTTCCTTGATGGAAATATGCAGATGTTTGACGTGTTTATTTTGGCCTACGTAATCGCGGTCACCGCGTTCTTTAGACCAGATACGTCCACTGAAAATTAGATATGAGACTCGCTTATCAGCCTTGAGTTTCTCGTAAATCTCACCACAGTCAATCCCATTATGCGGATCGTGGGTTAGGTCTACCGCCAACCCTGTGTTGTGGTCAGAGTTAGGGTTTGCCTTGATGTGAGCCTTGCTTGGTAGGAGTCCATCGGATGCCTTCTTCCGCTTGGGTACAAGCGCAGTTGCCTGCCGTAGAACGGCAATAGCAGCAGGTGTTGCACGTTTTGCAACAGGTTTCATTACTCATCTCCTCAATGCTTCTTTGACTAACTCGGTGAGCAAATCTACTTTTTCTTCCAGAGCGTTCACCTTGTCCTTCATAGAACTACCGCCATTAGGTTTGAGTTCATACAAGAATGATTTGACTAGCCAACGTAGGCCCATCAGCAAAGTTGAGGCTATTCCAAGTATGGTGGCAACAAGCATTGCCCAGTCTGCTAGTGTCATTTATACGCTCCGAATGGTGACGACCAAGGTTCCGCCGAAGCCTGAGAACCTCTTGTCTTGTGGTGTGCGGTTGATAAAGTCCATCTCTTCTATCAGGCCAATATAGGATTCTCCTGTTCGGAAGTCCTCTATTCGGATGGTATCGCCTGCGTTTTCTACTGCTTCCAACTGTTGCATTCTGCCCCACGCAGAACCTTCAAAGCCAACGGGTACTCCAAACTTATCTGCTTCTCTGTCATAGCAGAATAGTGGGTATTGGATAAGGCGTTGACGTGGTACTGCTGGTAGAGACTTGAGTTGGTATCCAGTGAACAACGGACCAAGGGTGTCGTCATTGGTGTCGCGGGTAAGTGTGAACTTGAAACCTAGATATTCCTGTGGACCCTGTGGGTATGGAATACCAATCTCAGAGACGGTTGATTCCTGTGAGAATGAACCGATTGGATACTCTGTATAGTCATAAGCAATAGATGCAATATCTAATCCGCCGTGTGCGGTATCAATGCGTGGGGTAAGTAGCTTGAATATCTTACCTTCAAGAGTGTTGTAACGGACAAAGCCAGTTTGTAGATAGCCAGAGGATACAAGCCTTGTATCAGATTCAATATAGACAGAGCCATTTTCAGTGGCTGTAGCGTTAGTTGTGAAGGCTATGCGATCTGTACCGTCAATGAATGCACAGGCGGTTGTCTCGTGAGTATAGTTACCAGTTGCAGAATATGTGTCATAGGCATACGGAAATACCAGTGGAGAAATCTGTGTGCCAAGGTCTAACCTGATAGTTCCTGGCTCATCTTCTACGCCAGTTGCAGCCCAGGCGTATCTATCGCGGAAGCAGAAGTCATAGACAGGCTGGGTGTTCTCCCAGATAAGAGGTCCGTAGGCTAGAGATCCATCATCTGCTACTGCAGCGGCTCTAATACCTTTGGTGGTACCAATCAACATATAGCCAAGGTAGTAAGCAATCTTGTAGATGCGCTCACCTGCTGGCATTTCAGCAGCAGTAATAGCGCTGGTCAATGTAGGCATCGTTCCATTAGATGCCAAAGTAAACTTCTGGATATTGGATTGTGTGCCTGAGAAACCTGTGCAGTAAATAGCAGCACCGCTTGAGGTAATGCTGGTGTATACAAAGTCATCTACAGGATGGGTATAGACAGCAGTAGGCAGAGCAGTTGCATTGGTTGCAATCTCATAGACCTTGTTATTGA